TACTTGTGTGCGGCTATCTTCTGCGTAAACATCTTGTCTGCCGTAACTGATAATTTTCAGGGGAGGAACATCTGGATAGTGTGGACTAGACACTTCAACCGTTCTTTGCGTCTGCATCGCTTTGTCTGTTGTAGCCCAACCCTGCGCTGCATCGCCTGAGGAACCAACACGTTGAAAATCTGACGTATCTACAGCCCTATCACCGTATAGTGTGGCTGTACTCTCTGATAAGGTTGGATTTTGTACGTTAGCTACAAAATATTTAGCGTTTTTTGGTTTTATAATGGTGGGTCTAATATTAAAAGATGACCGATCTTTAGCGTAGTCTATTGTCTCGATGACGTTAAAATCAGCGTCTAAAAAGTAGCGACTAAACACATCACTTGTAGCACGTAAAAATTGTATCGTATCGTATCGACTAATATCAATTAAACCTGTGTGGCCGTAACCATCAATACTTGTATCAACGCCATTCTCTGTGTACCTACCGTCTACAAGTTGACCAAAACTCCATAGCTCATCTTTAATAAACTCTCTTTTATGCTCCGCAGAATACGGCAGAACATCTTGAGACATTGCTAATTGCTTGTAGTCACTACGTGAGTAATAACCTTTTATTGATAGGGCTTCAACTGTTTCAGTCGATGACCGTCTGATAGTACGTGCAAAATATTTAGCGTTTTGAGGTACTTTTAATGTGCCGTTATGTACAGATGTCGTATCGCCAACTGCTGCAACAGTTATCACAATTTTATCTTTATCATAAAACGCATAATTAGTGTTTGTCTGAGTAAATCCGCTAAGTACAATCTCACTAAAACCACTAACATCTATAAATCCAGTGTAATGTGGATAACCTGACTCTGTGTTTATAGAACCGTCATCATCAACAAGACCCCGATACAGTGTTTGTTTGTACAACTCAGTAAAGCCTAATGGTTTTTTATCATCTGCGTCTAAAATAATTAGGTCATCTTTGTTGATATTTTGCTGATTACTACCGTCTGCATCATTACCGTCTGCATTAGTGCTATACACACCATATTTGAGCATGTCCGATAGAGGTATCTGATAAACACTTTTACCCTCTGAAAATAGCTTGTCTAACACCTCGACTGAGGGTATATTTTCCCCAAATGTTTCTGTCAAATCTACGATAGTAAAATAATCTAATGATAATTTTTTACCAACAGCATCCGAGGATAAGTTGTAGGTATGTGCGGCATATACACCCACACTTGTTATGTTTGAACGTGTAATCAGACGCACATCGCTAACTGTGTACCATGTCTCAGCAGTAGGATTTTCTACGGTTAGATAACCTGCTTCGCCCAATAGGATGGAGTTTCCCAGATCTACTTTTAGACACTCATTTGAGTCAACTTTAAATCTACCAGCAATATAGTAATACCGAGCCGTCTGAACTGGTACATTTAAAAGATATGCGGTAGCGGAGGAAGTTCCTGCAATAACTTCTACTGGGTTTGTTAATGTACTCACTAGGGTGTTGTTGACAACTTCCAAGTCTCCGCGTGAAGACCGCCAAGAAGAGCTTAGATTCGTACTTAAAAAAGGGCTGTCTGAGATTAAGTTATGCGCGATTGTAGCGTCTTTTTCTTTGAGTGCATTTATTTCTGTATCTGTGTAATTCTTAGCCTGAGCAAAAGGGTCATAAGACGATTTAGTAAAGTTAGTACCGTCATACAAATAGACACCATTGTTCGCCGTCGTATCATTTGTAATCTCAACTACGGTACGCGCTTTAAGTAGCAACTCGCCCGTGTCAGGGTCTGTTTGCCCTGCGTCAGCTTGGGCTGCGGCTAATTTTTTATAACCAACACGACCGCCTGATTTGATGATAATATCAACAGCATCACCAATAGACTGCTGTACGGTTTTAATAGTTCTATCGCCGACGGTCACATCACCCGACTCTTGCGTAAACACAAGCTTGATAGCGGCAAGATAACCAAGATAATGCTGCAAACTATGCGTGTCCGGCGCGAGTCTGCGAGTTATCATCACGTCTGCAGGCTCAAACATAAAATCTGCAAACGATTGCATATCAACACGAGCGTCATTAACCTCTTGCACGATGTCTGTTACTGTTGCATCTATAGCCATTTTTAAAGCTCCAAAAAAAGCCCTCAAGTGAGGGCGTTGTTTAATTTACTGTTATTAATCCATCTATAAAATCGCTGTCATTTTGATAATAACGGTCATCGTAGTTTGTGCAAAGTAACTTATTTGTCATGCCGTCCGATGGGTCTTTTTGTGAGACCAAGTAAGCATCACGATTATCATCGGTTTCAGCTACGATTTGATAGACCGCCTGCACCACTTTATCAGTACCGCTTATCTCACCGCTTGGCAACCGCGCAAGTATTACACTGTAATCGTCACGCGCCGTCACTGGTATTGACTCGACACCATTGTTGATTGTTTGAATAAACAGCGTATGCGGTACTGACGGCTCGATAGACACTGGGTCAGTCGTATGTAATACAATATCACCGCCGATGGTTTCAATGCTCTCAACGCTGCCTTGCTGTACATCTGCACGTAATTGGTCAGCTACTGTAATGCGATTGGTACGCACGACAATATTACTTTCATCACCTGCGACAAACTCGCATGACTTATAAGCATGACGGTCTTTGTTATACATTCGCATCATGTGGATATGTGCTTGCACCTCGTTTCTCACGCCGATTAACTTATCTTCATGCGGATTTGTGATCGCGTCATTCGGATAACTCATAGTAATCACCGCGTCATCAACGGGGTCAGTATATTCAACCTTAACGCCGTCATAATCATTAGCAATGCCTAGCGACTGTGGCGCGGTAAAGGTATCGGGCAAAATATTGTGACTATTAAAGACGGCAACACTCGCAGGTACTTTGCGCTCAAAGTCCAACATGATTTTATTGCCTTGCCTTTTTGCTTGACTGAATACCGCTTTAGCCACTATCTGCATCGTTTCTTCTGCTGATAGATTATTATCATCAAACGTGCCGCAAAACTCGCTACATTTATCGATGCCAAAGTAGGCTATCTGTGCGTCAATCTCGGTCTTTATCTGTGCAATATCGACTTGCGTTAATTGTAGATTACCGATTTTTGGGTCAGTCGCTATATCGCGCAATATGTCATCAGCACGATTTGATAGCTTAGGCAGTCCGCTTGTCGCATCGGTCACGTAACGCTGCACCAATAGCTGTAGTTTGCGCTCTTTGAGTGCTAAAGCGCCCTCGGTAGCTCGCGTTTTTGTATAGACGGTAGTAACACCGCTTGGGTAGTCACTCGCAGTCATCACGCGATAGCTGTAAAAGTCCTTAATCTTAACGTCTTGGACGACCTGACCGCCTTTTTTAGATAGCCTATTTGTTGACCTTGCTATTCTAAATCTAAGCTGATTGCCCGCAGTAAAATTAGGGTTTTCAATCTCAACAGTGAGCGCAGCAGTGCGCCTGATATTTTCTTCGGTACTGTCTTGTCCAGGGTATTCAGACGGTGACTTGATAGAGACTTGCTGACTATTTAGAGTACCTGCGACAGCATTGCCGTTTGCATCGACTATCTCAGACTCAATAGCAATATCAATAGTACGCGGGTATGGCTTGCCCTCGCTATTAGTTGCATAGATACCGTTTAGTGCCACTAAATTGATATAAGCGCCGTTATGATCTTTGTTGTTTGTGTAGTAATAGCCCTGCCATAGCGTCTCGGTGTTTTCGGATATAGTAATGCTTTCTTCGACAGTGTAATCATTGTTTGCGATTAGCTCGTCAAAATCGGCGTTAACAGTGATAGTGCTGCTTGTCATAGAAACAATCTGATAAGTGCCTGACGTGTTGTAAGTTATGGGTGTTTCTGTCACACCATCATCTTCTAACCTCGTCAAACCCTTTCCTGACGCTAAGTCATTAGCACCCTCAATCGTTATCGTATCACCGACGCTGTACCGTCTTGTTAAGCTCAGCTCATCGCTAGTCTCGATGATATTTGGCGCTCTAAACGTCAATGGCAAAATGTCATAGTCATCAGGATAAGGCAGGTCTTGCCCATTGACCGATGTATAGCGTTTGGCTGCAAAACGTGCAAACTCCGCTTCGGTTGGACTAAATTGCTCACCAAACACAAAAGCAGGTGCATCGTCTAGCGTTGTGTCGGGGTCGTAAACTAGGACGCTAGAGCCTGAGATATACTTGATAGGCGTGGTGTCATCGAGCGCTTGACTAACATGGTATTTGCCGCGCCCTATACACATATAGCTATACTCAATCTCGCGGCTATCGACATAAACACTATAAGTCACGGCGATTAAGTCCGGCACTGACCAAACTGTGCCAAAAATGTCAGGTATTCGCCCGCCTAGTCGCTCACGGTTTGTACGTGCTGCTAAAGCATTGTTTGGCGATGGTGGCTGATTGGCTGATTGATTAGCAATCGCAGGGACTGGCATTAAAAACGCCATAGCAACCGACACAAGCGTACTGACCACCAATGCAGCAATAGCAGCACCAATACCCATCGGCTTAACCACGGCATAAATGCGGCCATGCAAGCGCATTACCTTGTCTACGTCTTGCGGCGTTTTCGGCGTGACTTCATCAAGCAGATTGCCGTGATAAAGGCGTACACTGTCCGATAAGCCGTTACCACCAAACGCTTGCTTTAATAACTGCTCAATATCATAACCTGTGTAGGTTTCAATGTTGTTTTGCGGATTAAAAATATCGCGGATCACAACAAGCTCAACTGAGCGTCTAAAATACTTACTCACTAAGCTCATAAAATACCACCCTGTCAAAATCTCGTTTAATGTAATCCAGCGACTGCCATACCACGCCATGCGGCTCCAAGTGCAACACGCGCCCATCTATCCACAAGCCCACATGAGTCTTGCCTGACCTATTCCTAAACATGACTATCGTGTGTTGCTTAGGCGCGTCAACTGGGTCGAAATTTCTTATATTCCACGCACTAAAAAAGCCCCTTGTAAGGAGCTTTGGGGCTAAATCAATGCCCGTGTAGTGTCTGTAAGCATCTATCAAAAAATGCTCACAGCAGTATTTATCAGCATCGTATTTGATAGCGTCCCACATTAGACAAACCCTCGTAGCGTTGGATAGTCATCAAGATTGTACGTTTCACCCGTTTTGGTTAGATTCATCTGCTTAGCACGGCAAACAAAAACTGCGCCCTCACGCTTTGGCTCATAATCAGTGACCTCTAAGCCCAAGATGGTTAGCTGTGGTTTTGACAAGTCGCTCAGATTGTACTCACGATAGTTTAAAGTCGGCCTGATATGTGAGTATTGACTTGCCCTAGCAGCGTCCAATTCTTTAGGGAATGTCTCGCCCAAGTCGCCAACGCCGATAGTTATCTCTTGATCCAAATCGTCGCTATTTGTGCCTTTTTGGATAGTCAGCGGTACATACTCATAAGCATAAGCAAAGCCGCCCTCATGCTGCACAGTCACGCCGTCAGCATGGTTTTGTACGATACGATAAACCTTTGACCATGCAGGGTGTGAAATCTCAACACACTGCAATCTCACATCATCAGGCGCACCCGATAACCAGAAACTATAATCAGGCATTTAAACTCCCTAGCGCGTCTGGCAAATCTTCATTGACCAGTTTTTCTAGCTGATTTGTAAAGCCTGAAATATCACCACCTGTCTGCTCATAAAGCGCGATAAAGGTTTTATCCTGCTCAACATCTAGCGGCTTTGGACGGCAAACAAGGTTGATACTAAACTCAAAAACACCGCTACCTAACGACAAGATTGACGGCTCACCGATAAAGCGACACTCATACCACGCCAAGTCCGTACCATCTAAGATAAGGCGCATTGCAAACGCACGGGCACGATAAACACGCCAAAACGATAAGATATAATCTTGATGCTGTGCCTTATGCCTAAATGATACTGGTGTTTGATGCGGCCTGCCCACCCCTGCTAGGCGTTGACGCGGCATACCGTTTTCATACTGCGTGGTAATAACGTCATTGCCTAATGTGGGGTTGTAGCTGTCGCGTAACGGGCAAAGTATGAGCCGTGGTAAATCATCTTCTATTGCCATACTTATCTCCGTGTCGTTGTGTTAAAGCTAGACTTGACCATCTTGGCATTGTGACTATTGGGGTTTTGCAGCTCAGTAAATCCGCGCTTAACTTCGTTGCGAACGTCTGTGATCGTAATTGTTTTACCGTCATCACTGGCTGTCACCTTAGCTGATGAGTAGTTGTTGATAGTGATATTGCCTTGAGCAGCCCCTTTATTTATAAAGTTGGTGAAGTCTTTATTCTGATTAGGAGAGAGTACGCGCTCATCTCTTTGCAGTAAGTAAGTCGCTTCTTCGGGCACGTTGGTTAGACCGCCGTGGGCGATGCCGGCAACCGGAGACTGTACACTTTTTATACTAGTAAGTATCTGAGCACCCTGCGCCGCCGTTTGCGCCATTATCGGAATATTTGCAGGAAAACCGATAGACATGGCTTTGGCAATACTTTGCTGAATAGCCATTACTGATTGCGCGATTGCAAAACCCCTTTCAATCGCAAACATAACCCGATAAGCGCCTGACTGCTCGCCAGCAAATGCTTTGGTTAAGCCTGCAATACTCCCAAACAAGCCTTGATAAATAGCAACTCGCTGAGACGCTTGCTGCTCTGCTAGTGTTTTATCTTTTAAAGCGTACTCTTGCTCTAACGCCCACATTTTATCTAAGTGTTCTTGCTTGGCGATTTCTAATAGCTCGTAGCGCTGCATATCATCAAATGCGGGATTACCGCGCTCATCGATTGCATTTATCTCACTTTCGCGAGATTTGTATTGATCATTGATAGAGTCAAAGCCTTCGACATAATCTTGATTCAAGCGCCATTGCTGATAATCTTCATCGTTTAATGTGCGCTGCATCATGCTATCTTTGCCAGCGCTTAGCGCGTTTATACCGCCTGCGCGGGCGCTATTAGCGATAGACTGATAAAGCTTATCCTGCTCACGCGCCTTGGCTTGTGATGCAAACTTAAAGTTATCTAAGTCTTCTTGGTAGGCAGCGTTTTGCA